CGCGGGTGCTCTCCCGTCCATGCTGAACGTGAACGACGACGGGGCGTTCAGTGTTTCTTCCAGTCGCCGAGACCGCGCGCCGTCCATTTCGGCCACGATGGTGGACCGGGCGTTACTGTTCGTCGTGAACTGCCGATTGTGCAGCGTCACGCGCCACAGACCCCGGCCGGTCGGCGGGACGGTGTACGGCGTGATGTCACGCAAAGTAGCGGTCATTCCAGCTCACTTGCGCTTGTGATGTGTGCGTCCCGGCGTACCCGTTCATGGTCACCGTGTAGGCGTCGGTCGGATAGAGGACCGGCCATTTCAGGTTGTACCAGTCCAGTGACGACAGGACCGACTTCGTCGGGTCGTCGTCCATGACGGCCGTGTGTGCGTCCGTATCGACACTGACGAAGTGTCCGGCGTCGATGCTGAACGGCGTCAGGAACACCACGGCCATGGACGTATCCGACGGCGCCGAATCGGGGATGAACGTCACCCGCATTGGTCCGGTCAGCGGACCGTAGATACGGACGACCGGTCGGACCCAGGTGTCGCCGAGGACTTGCGCGCGGCCATTGACCGGCGTTCCTGATCCGGCCGGGTACGTCCGCGGGAAGGTCAGCGGATAGGTCCGGCCCGGTCTCCCGGTCCCCGCCCACGTCGTCGCGAGCTGCGGGACAGGGTCCAACGCGAACGGGTCCGGCGCGACCCATTGCAGTTGGACGTCGCGCTGGTACGGTCCGGCAATCGGCCAGGCGTAGGACGACCCGCGCAGCTTGATCGTCCGTTCGGGGTTGTCGGCGCGGTCTAAGACGTAGTGAAGCGTCGGGCGTTGGCCGGGGTCCATGAACGGACCGAAGGCCGACGCCACTTCGTCTATACGGGCGTGGCCGACCGTGGACAGGGTCGTGATGTCGGCCGACACGATGCGCGACCCGACCAGGGACGTCCGGTCCGTGACGCCACTGTTGTCCGGCCGATTGTTGACGTTCTCGCGGACCGTCGGCGATCCCAGGTCCAACCTCGTGCAGAAGTACCCGACGCCTTCCAGGCCAATAGACCGGCCGTCGTCCAGGGTCAACCAGGCGCGGCGGACGCAAGTCATGCCGTCGCCGTCTGTAGGTTCCACGCCAGACGTCGCGCGAAGGAATCGACGTCAAGGTCCGACCCGACGTTCACGGTGTCGATGGCGACGGTCGGTCCCATCATGCCGCGAGGAATCGGCGAGATCGCTTCTCCCGCGTGCGCCAGGATAAGGCCGGTCTGTGTCACGATCCCGCCTTGCGCCAGGGTCGGGATATTCGGGGCGTCGAAACCGTGACCGCCGATGCCCGGCACCCATCCCGGTATGTCGACGTGCAGCGCGCCGACCGTACTGTTCCAGGCGTGCGCAATGCTATTGATAACCGTTTTGAACGCGGACAGAAGTCCGTTCCACATTCCCGACGCCGCGCGCGAGATGTCCCCGGCGATCCCGCTGAACCATCCGACGAACGATTGCCAAATACCCTTGATTTCGTCCACGGCGCCACGCGCCGCACCGGTGATCCCCGACCAGATGGAACGGCCGACGTTCCCGATGGCGGCGACGATGCCCGCGAAGAACCCATACAAGGCGTTCCATACGGAAATGATGAAGTTCACCGCGTCGGAGACAACGGACTTGATGGTGTTGAAATGCGTGATAATGAGCGCGACCGCTATCCCTATCGGTCCTAGCAGGATGCCCAACAACAAAGGCCAATACGCCTTGATGAAGTTCCAGACGTATTCGACCGCCGCCTTCATGGCCGACCAGATGGTGTCCCAATTGCGGTAAATCACGTAGATGGCGACGCCGAGCGCGGCGATGCCCGCGATTATGAGCAGGATCGGTCCGAGCGAAAGGTCTTCGTTCGCGGCGATGATGGGACCGACGACGGACCAGATGCTTCCAAGCGCCGTGATTCCGACGCCCGCTATCTGTAGGGCCGGACCGTACTTCTGTCCGAGCATCGACACATTGTCTTCCAGCTTCGTCTTCACCGCGTTCAGTTTCCCGGCGAAGGTGTCGGTCGCGGCGGACGCCTGACCTTTGGTGACGTCGGCCAGCTTCGACATTGCTTCTTTTTGCGCGACCGTCTTGTCCGTGCCTTTGGCGATGTTCACGCCGAACTCTTTCAACAGACGCGTGTTCCCGTTGTAGACCTTGCCGACCTGTCCGGCCGCGGCCGACAGGTCCTCGTGTTTGGCCGCGGCGACATTGCTGGCCGTCCCCAACAGTTCGATGGCCTTCGCGGGATCGTGGGTCGCCTGGGTCAAGATGCGAAGCGAGTCCTGCGTATCGGCCGACGTGTGGCCGAAGTTCTCCTGTTTCTTAATGGTCGCTTCGATCTTGTCCGCGTAGTCGTCATAGGACTTGCCGGTGGCACCGATCGCGGCTTGTAACTGTTGATGCGACGCCGCTTCCTTCGACCCGAAGGCGGACAAGATGGCGCCGGTCGCCGCCATTCCGGCGCCGACCCCGGCCATGGTCTCGCCGATTGTCTTCCCGTGTTCGGACAGGGCGCTAAAGGCCTGATCCACGCCGTCCAACGCGTCGCCGAACGGTCCGAGGACGCCGGACTTGTTGAGGACCCCGAGCATGGAATGGAACGCGCCCGACGCCCGCGACGAAACGGATTCGGACTTCTTCCCCGCGTCGTCTACCGACGCGGTCAGGCCTTTCAGGTCACCCAGGAAGCGAACGACTACCGACGGGCCGGACACTAACGCTTCGTCGCTTTCTTCATCTCGTATGCCTCGCGTTCCATGTAGCGGACGAAGGACACATACACGTCATCGTCCAACGCTTCGACCTGATCCGGTGTCATGCGCCAATACCGACAGAACGCGGCCAGGTTGTCTAGGACGCGTCGTCGGTAGGGTCCAGCCGGTCGGGACCTTCAAAGTCGATAGGCACGACGCCCGCGCGTTCCCATAGTGCGCCGGCGTCGGCCAGATGTCCCATCCGGACGCCGCGCCGGTGCAGCTCAAAAAACGCCATCGCTTGTAACCGGTCCGCTTCGTCGTCGTCCATGTCCGACATCGTCCGCCCGGTCGCCTTCTTCAAGGCGCGCATCGCGTCGGCCGTCATCCGTAACGGCGCGTCGGTCACAATCACCACTGGTTCGTCCTCAGTCATGTACACCCCCAGGATCGGTTCCTTCGTTCGTCCACAGTCCGGTCCTTTCCAGCGCCCGTTGAAGTGCGGCGCTGTACTTCTCAGCCGCGGCCATCTGCATGGACCGCGCCGCGTTGAACATGTAGCGCCCGTCGGAGAAGAAGGTCCGTTCGGACCCGTCGGGACGACTTCCGCCGAATTCAACCCAACCGGCGTAGGGAATCGCCTTGCTTCCCATACGGACGCCCGCGCCGGACCGGGTCGCATAGACGCGGACACTTCCTTTCAGCGCGCCCGGCCGGTGCCATTGCGTCCCGTCCAGTCCCGACGTCGGAAGCGTGGACACCGTCCTGGCGGCGACCGGTTCCGCCAGCTCCCGACCGGCCGACTTAATCGCTTCGTACAGCGTCCCGCGTGTCTCGTCGGTCATCTTCGCGATGTCGCGACGCAAGGCGGCGAGACCGACCAGGCCGACGACGGGCGCGGTTGGCACCTAGGCGGCGTTTTCGGCGTCGTGACGGGTCGTCGTACCGTTGGCGGGCGGCGTCGTGACGCGTGTCGGCGCTTCGGTCATGATCCAATCCAAGTCCACTTCTGACGCGGCGCCCGCTGCGCCGCCGAACACGGTGTAAGGCTGCGGTATGCACTCGCCTTCAAAGGACGGATTAGTCGCCGAGACCGGACGCGACTTGTAGGCGCGCACTCTGAACGAACACGGCGTCCCGTCGGCGGCGAAAGCGTCCAGCGACGCGGCAAGCGTGTCGTCCGTTGCGCCGGCATCGAAGCTTTGCGCCAGTTTGGCTTTCATGTGCCACTTCGTCGGTCCCGGATAATCCTGGACGCCACAGAATGTGGTCAGTTCAATGGGCTTGTTTTCCGGTTCCAGCGAAACTTCCATTCCGAGACACGACAGGTTCGCGCCGCCGATTTCGACGTAGGCGTCCGTCATCATCACGGGTGTGGCGACAGGTGCGACAGGGTCGGGCATGTTGTTTCCTTTCCTTACATGGTGATTTCTAGGACCAGGTCGACGGCGAGGACGTCGATTCCCGACACGTTCAACCGGCGCCAGTTCGACTGTTCGGGCGCGGTCAGGCCTTGCACGGCGCGCCCAAGTGACGGGTCCGACGTCAGCGCGTCTTTTGCCATGTTGACCATGGCGTCGGCGCGGTCGACTTCGTTCGGTCCGACCGCGATCATGATCGGTATCGTGGCCAAGTCGATTCCGAACACCTGTTGGCCGTAGGCGACCGTCCGCGGGTAACCGACGATGTACGCGGGCGGATTGAACGATTCGGGCGGCGTGGCGAAGACGTTCACGGCCGGGTCCAACCGGTCCAGGGTCTCAGCGATGGCCGCGGCGGCGATGATCCGCGTCCACGTCATCCGACCACCAGGCCCGGTCCGACCTGCGCGTAAAGGCCTTCGATTTCGGGGTCCCCACGGCCGACGCGGACGACCCCCATGTCCCCGAATCCCAAGGTCCCGTCCATGGAATCGCGGCGCCGGTACAGACGGCCCGCGTGCATGGTGCACGCGAGGACGGCCAGGTCGTCCACGTCGGCCGAATCGACGGACCAGATTCCCCCGGTCCGTCTGATCCCATACGAGATGGCGGCGACGCGCGCCGTGTCGATGATGGCGTCTTCGGTCGGGTCCGGTGCCATCCGTAACCAGCTTCGGACGTCGGCCAGCTTCGGCCAGGTCGACACGGCGCGCGTCCTCTCCGCTTACTTCGCCGCCGACGCCTTCGCGCCGCCGTTCGCCGTCTTCGCTTGTGGCGCGTCGTCGTCCTCGCCGTTCCCGTTGTTGCCGCGGGTCGGGGCGTCCTCAGTGGCGACGGTCGGAAGCGTCCCGGCGATGTCCAGCGGGACGAACGCCCCCGGCGCCAGGTACCCGTGCGCGATGTATCCGCCGTAGGCGACTTCGACCCCGAGAATGGACGGTTCGACTTGGGACAGAAGGCCGATCACTTCTTCATACGCTTCAAAGAGCGACGAAGGTCCGACGATGCAAGTCCCGTCGGGGAACATCGGGACGACGATGCGCGGTA